GTTATAACTCCGTCCTTTTGAAAACGGCTCGTCAAACCGTTTTCTGCCGCATCTATTTCGCGGATGATATCGTTTTGCGTATAGCTACCGGATACATACATTATTCAATCCCCCCATCCATCGGCATTGGGTCAGGCTCAGGCGGGGGAGGGAACCTGTCCGCAAAGTTTCGTCGCAAATCCTCAGCAAACGCATGCTCGATTTTAGCAGCCTCTTCCGCCCCGCCCTTTACGTTCTTTTCCCCGCTCACAATAATATTCCCCTGGTCATCCTTCCACGTTACTTTTAATATGGTTTCTGTCTGGATATCGATTGCGCTGTTATAGCTAGGCATATCACTACCTCCTTTAATATTCCATAACGGCCACGGATACAGCTACACCCTCTGAAATAGCATAAATAGGCGTATCTACCGTCGGATCAAAATCTAATTCCAATACTGCGCCTGGTTCGATAGGGAACCCATTTTGCTGAGTCAACAATAATCCCCCTACTCTAATCCGGAGTACTAGGTCTTCATTTTTTATGATCATTTTGCGTCTGCCAGGTAGGCGTGTTGCTCCCGCGAATATTTCGGCCGCTGTCGCGGTTACAGTCACCACGCCGGTAACAGGAGTAGAAATAACATGGTTTAGGACGTCGTCTCTGTTAGGGAGATATACATCCGTCAATTAAACCACCTCCTCATAGGTAAAAATCAAGTGATTATCCTGCGCCTTAAACCCATATCGGTAAGTTTTATTTGTAGATGTAAATTGGTGCGGCATTTCATCAGCCTTATGCGCAACTAGGTCGCTACCTGCCGCATACTGCGGGTGCGGATCGGCGGCTTCCTCATGAGCAGTTAAGCCGGCAGATAAATCTGTTATTTTGGCATACTGGGGGTGTGCCTCTGCATCTTCTATATGATCTTCTAGATCCTGCTGAGTTGCCCATGCCAACGATTGATCTAAAACTGCGGACACGCTGCTGGCCTGCCCAATGAGGACTATAACAGTGATCACTTTTTCGATTACATCAGGTCCTCCACCGGCCGGAATATACTCAGCCAGAGCCCCTGCATTCCCGTAACAGTACAATATCTCTCCCAGGTCAGGATCCTCAGCAAATATGCCCAGCTCACGCCAGTAGAAGCCGCTTGCAATATCCTGGTTTGATAAAACAGTACCTAATCTGGCTCTACCACTAGTTAGTAACTCAAATCTGGATAACGTCAAAGATTTGACCTCATGTTTCAAAGCTGTGAGGTCAACAATTGAACTACCTCCGAGCTCACCATCTCCCAAACCCATCCTTGTGAATTGTAATTGAGCCCCCAATTGTGCTTTGGCCTGCAGGGCCCGTCCAACGTTGGTTATAATCAGGCCTCCGAAAGCACTCATTTATACCACCTGCCTTATTTCCGAATAATCTCCTATATGGACCGCCGCGCCGAAGTACAACGGCAGCTCTTCCATCTGTGTGATTTCAACACTCTCCAGCCAGGACCGCGCATTCTTAATCGAATTTAAGGCCCGGATAAACTCCTGGGCCTTTTCAGTAGTAACTGCAGCATTGAATGTGATCACCTTGAATGTGTACGGGTCTCCTCCATACTCCCACCATTCCTCCACCTGGCCTTCATCAAAAACTGCCGTGATCAGTTCCTCCACTGCTGCCGGCGTCCCTTTGCTTCGGTGCCAGGTCAGAGCGTTTTTCACCAGAATGCGCTTTACTTCCAGTGGGAGGCCCGGGTCGTAATAATCGACGTGAAACTGCCAGGCCAGGTGGTCGATTATTTCTCCCGGCAACTCGTCGATCCGTGAGTAAAGGATGATATTTTTAACCGCTTCTGTCACCGCTTTAAGTTCTGCATCCAGTGCTGCAGCTGCTGCTTGTACCTGCGGATCACTTTTCAGGTTGGGGGGAATCAAATCCAACAGGCTGATATCAGATATATTAAGCATCTTCTAACCCTCCAAAGGTTACGTTAACTGTATCAGTTATGGCCACCTGGTATGGCTCTACCTGGGTATAAACCGGACTTGTAACAATCACTCGTTTAGCTCCCGCAGCCATCACACGGGCTATAAGTTCAGACGGGTTGATGTCGCGGCCTAGCTTCTCCTTCTGCCAGGATATATACCCATTCACGGCTTCGGTGACTGCTTCCTGGATGGCAGATGCCTCAGTGGACCTATCCTGGGCCACAAAGTATTCAATCTCAATGTTATAATTCACTACCTCCGGAGCTGCGACTATTACCTGGTCGGTCAGCGGCCTCAGGCTTTTGCTGTTGCAAATTGCATCAACGGCATTCAATATATCCGGTGACGGTATCTCGCCATCTTTTAACAACGGACGAATCGACACTTCGCCAGGAGCCGGCGAGTAAACCGCCACATCACTTATCAAAGGAGATGCCGTCTTTGCCCAATACTTATATGCCCCTTCGGGCCCAGCCACAGAAAAGCTCTCAGGGGCTTCATAAATCCTTTGCCGGTACATGTCATCTGCTTCCACATCAGAACCGCCAGAACTGACCGTTATATTAGACACCTGACTAATCCAGGGCAACGGATCCACCAACTGGTTGATCTGGCCAACCTGCCAGCCATTTCCGACCGTTCCTGCAGCAGTACACACAGCCAATACATCTGCCTGCAAACTGCCAGCTGATACTGTGATGTCCTCTTGTACCGCAAAAAATACCTGGCCATTCGGAGTGACCCTGGTACCGGCCGGTATTATCACTGCTTGTGGTTGGGCAGCGGACAAAATGAATCTTATGGTAGTAACTGCCGGCTGTGCAGGTATGCGCTCGGTTCTGACCAAAGCTCCTATATGGTCCAGGTAATCCCCTGACGCATAGGCCAGCAGGTTCTGTTTCGCAGCATAATCAATTAAAAGCCTTTGATGGGCAATAAGCATTGCTATAGCCTGCAAAAATAACCTGACGGGATCTCCAGGCGCCAGTTTCCGCCCAGATATAGCTTCATATGTAGTAATAACGTCAGCCTCTATCTGGCTGACGTCCTTATTGGCAAATTCAATTTTAGGCAAGTTCATCCGAAACCCTCACCTTCACATTAGGAATCAGTATTCCCTCCTGACCGGATTCGGTAAATGTTACCTGTGTCACCCGGGCCCGGGGTTCCCATTTCTGGATCTCAGTAATTATTTCTGCAGTTAACTGGGCCTGAGCCACCGGCATAGGATTATCCAACCAGGACATAGTCACTCCAAATTCTCGATTCAAGGGCACTGAGTATTTAGGGGTAGTTATTATAGTACGGACATTTTGCAAAATTTCAGCCAGTTCAGTTGCTGGAGCAAAATCAATTTGTTGTGATTGAGCTATTACGGTAAACTCCATCAACTACCACCCCCTGGCCTAACATACTCTATTAAGCTGACATCAGCTTCCGCTACTAGCAACCTGCCACGGTTATCGATATGCTGCCATGTTTCTTCAAGAGATTCGATTACCCAGAGATTGTCGGACACAGGTCGTCCATCCAAAATGAAGGGAACAGCCAGGCCAGCATCACGCGTAAATCTCAAAACTGCAAGAGATTCACTCGGGTTAACCCCTAAAGCTACATCAAACCGCATGCTTAGACTAATCCGCTCGACATCGGGCCCTAAGAACTCCAGCACCGGTTTTTTCCCTACCAGCTCATGGTTTGCCCAGCGCGCGGATCCACTCCGTTTCAGATCGGAAAATGTACGTATTCTATTGGATGATGTCTCGAACACCGTAAAGCCCAGGCTGCCTATCATATTAAATCACCTCTATTGGGGAGGATCTGTGGTTTGTCCAATGTCATTTTCTTTGTGCACATGATTTACTAAGCTTATATCGCTGGCCACTACATCCCCGCTTACGTTTACATCTCCCGTGATATTGACATCCCCAGTTATATTGACACTGCCGGCTGCCGTAATATTTACGGTACCCACAGCGTATACAGTTAGTTCATGCGAGCTCCGGTCATACTCAATCCAGGTTCCATCGGCAAATTTGACCTGGCGTTTATTAGAATCAGCTGTCGCAGGCTTATCCTGGTTTGAATAGATTGCTCCCAATATAAACCCTTCCTGGTTCCCTGTCGGCAAAAAAAGACACACCACATGTTCGCCTATATCAGGCATGAAGTAATCCTTATTCTGTAATGTCTGGGGCACTAATACCTGCAAATCATTTGATACTATCCCCTGGTGCTCAAAGGCCACCCTGGCAGTCCCAGCAGCTGGGTTAACTGATGATACTCTGCCTACCCTGATTAAATTTTTCAGCTGGCCATCCATTTTAATAGCCCTCCAAAACTTTTCTCAACTCAAGAGCAACTACATAACCTGGTCCGCTATGTGTAGCCTGATTGACAAAGTACTTCCCATCAAATACGCCCCATCCTTCCAGCATTACCGTCACACCTGCTACCAGGGTAATATCCCCCTGCATCGTGAGGCTAAAGGTCATTTCCTCCTGATTCTTTTGCCGCAGCCTCTTCTTGGCCAATCTTTCAGCAGCCGCGATACTGTTAACACGCTCATTAATTACCAGGGTTCTTCCCGTAGCAGGACGATTAGGGGGCACATAGGTGTAGTTGATGTTCTCTGATTGCTTACCGCCTTTATACTCCACCCGGCAGGCTGAGTAGATTTCTTTTGTCTTAGACTGACCGGAGTATGATATGACATTTGATTTGCCGCGATTAATCGTCTTTATCGGCTCCATCTGTTCGTATTTACTATCATCAAAAATAACCAGTTGTAGACCGGTTACTTTTAAGGACAAACCTGCGTCTTCACAAAGTTTCTGTAGGAAGGGCAGATCAGCCTGTTCCGTTTGCTCAATCCGATCATACTCGGGGTCATCATCGGTATCGTAAAACAGTTCCATACCAGCCGGGCCTGCAATATCTGCTGCTATAACTGTCAGCTTCGTTTTTTCCCAAGCCCTGGTCTTATCCTCACCACTGAGAGAACTGGTAATGGGCACTGATATCGCCTTCATTGTCACTGTTTCTGGCGGCCCGTTTATATCGAAATCATCTACCTCAAAAATCCCTAAGGGCAGCGCTTCTTCACGCTGGTTGCCATCCCAGTTACTAACGACCAGCCCTGATGACA